TACCTGATTTTAGCTGTTGCAAGTGCCCTCTTCATAGCTGACTGTAGGCGCTTCGGATATATTGTACGACCATACAGCGCCATACGGTCATCAAACCTAAGCCTTGGCCTATATGTAATGTTGCGATCAATAAAGTTAAACATCTTCTGAATACTTCTTGATCCCTCTTTTCTTTTGTATATACCAGCTTTTCGCCCAAATGATTTAGGAGCAAAGTATACGTCTTTACCACGCTTAGGTCTACCACGTTTCGGGCTATTAGCTGCAGGATCTTGCTGCACTTGCATAGCAGCCATAATCTTATTACGCTCACCAGGTGAGATAACTCCTGACTTGATGCGTGGAAAGTTACTCGTTGGCGTCATATGCTTAAACACGCCAGCATATGGCAATCTGTATTGAAATGCTTTCTCTATCCCCGTCTGTGGTCTAGCTCCGCCATCCTCTTGCACTTCAAGGTAATGCTTACCTCGTTGCATATCCTTTCTGCGAAGCATGACTGATGTATCACCTTTTCGTGCAGGTTTGTAAAAGAATGCATTGCGAGTGAATGCTACAGGTCTACTAAATATCTTGTTCATGTCCTGCTTGTTCTTGGCAATCATGGTTTTCGCAGTATTGTTAAGCGCCAATGAAATTGCAAATGGCATTTGCTTAGCCACCATGTTTGACATCTTAGCATTCACAATCGAAGCATTCGACTTGAATTTAAAATCCATCACCATTGTAAAGCCTCCACTTTATAAATTAACACGATGCATGAAAGAAAAAACCCCCACCTTTAAAAGGCAGGGGTAAGGTGGGCGATCTCGGGAGGATCACTCTGGGAGGAGGTATATGGAGCAGCATGTACCTCACACATTATTACAGCATCATATCGTATATGTAAAGAGTAATTACTCAATATATCTTTCCCTGCTGCAGCTCATACTTTCTCACCAAGATTAAACGCTTTTCTTCATCAGTCCACTTGGGCAGATCAACCTTCAACACAAATCTGCGATTAGCAAAGCCTTCAAGCTCATCAAGTGATAAAATAGTCTTTAACTTCTCTTCTAAAGTCACGGACATTTCCCCTGCTTGGACATTTGGACAACCCTAAGGGTTTGTCCTGTCTGTCCAAAGTATGCTAATTTAGGACAAGTCTTGTCCAAACTGTGTCCTAACTTGTCCAAGCTTTTGCTAACCTATTCTTTTCAATAGTAAAATCTTGGACATCGATCATTGTCTTTATGTCTCGGTCAACTGTCCTAGCTGACTTACCTGACTCAATTGCAACATTTGCTTTTAGCCTGCTTCTGGACACATATTCGTCACCTTCTTGCTCTACTAGTTTCTCATATTCTTGCTTGATAATCTCTTGCATATTGCCTGCTTTTGACCTTGGCATATCTACCTTCTCAAGTACAATAGAACTAAGCTCATCCATATCTCTTGTCATCAATGGCACATGCACTTTTAGGAATGCAATAGGATCTGGTTCTTTTGCATCTTTCATTTTGGTGAATGTGACTGTAGTTGTCGTGTCATTGAAGCGCTCAATCTTAAATTCACAATCTAATGCACCAAGTAATGCTGAAGATCCTCTAGCACGATCCTTTGTTGCTACTCCTGTATGATGAGCAAGCAACACTGTGCAGCCATGTTCATCTTTAATCTTATCTATCTGCTTGATGAACTCACCCATATCTTTCGTGCTATTTTCATCACCACCCATTGATCTCGCAACAGTATCAATGCAAACAATACTTGGCTGACCATATTGAGCGCTTAGCTCTTTTATTGTTTGGTGCATCAATGCTACAGATGCCGTTTCGTTCATAACTATAGCTTTATTAGATTTAAAGAAGGGAACTTGCTTTAGATCCACACTATGGCTGTTAGCCCAAGCCATGCATCTTCTAGCAAATCCATTGTGCCCCTCTCCTGCTATGTAGAAGCAAGTTCCCTGTTCAACAGGATGCCCATGATAATCAATGCCTGATGCAACTGATAAAACCATATCTAATAATACAAATGTTTTACCGGCTGCAGGTGCACCAAAACCAGCAGCTAGTGCATGCTTTTCCAATATATCTTCAATGTGCCATTCAGGTTTTTTAAGCTCTAAGTCACCAACATGGCTAAATAATGATTTAGGTTTAACAATATTATTCAGTCCTGATTTAACTGCATCTATGCCATCTTCGAGATGCACATCATTCCAGTCACGCTTTTGATATCCCTGAGGCGCTGCATATTTAACTCCTGAGCTAACAGCAGCGCTTAATCCAGGATCATCATTATCTGCAGCAACTATCAGTTCTATTTGTGGTGCAGCCGATTTAATAGCTTTTACAACATGAGGCAAGTTAGATGAATTTAATGCAAATACAGTTGGCCTGCCTGTAGCTTGAGATACAGATGCTGCCGTTGCCCAACCTTCAGCAACATAACATAATCCTTTAAGTGGCCCTTTTATCACACTGAAAGCCGCTTCAAGTTGCATGCCTTCATTAAACTTCTTAAAGCCATTTGGTGCTATTGTTTGAGTGCCAACATTGTCTCCATTAGCGTTAGTGATGCGTATAACAATATTCTTGCCATCAATTACAGCGCCATTTAAAGCTACGCCTTTTCTATCATGGTAAAGTATTTCTTCTGTGCTGCTGAAGGGATTTACCTGCTCCACGTAATGACGCTCCTCTTTTTTATTATTAGGCCACAGACCTCTTGCTTTTAGCTCATCCTGGATATTTTGAAAGCTACATCCATGACGGCAGTGAACCTTTACTTCGCCTAGATGTTCATTAATCCAAAATCTATCATTGCCACCACAAACTGGGCATGGTCCTTTCCACTCTTTACTATGCTTCTTCATATTAAATGCATCAATGATACCCGACGACCACTCATGCCAATGCACCTTTTCAAATGCTTTGCTCTGCTCCATTGTATTTCCCTAATTTAATAATTTCCCGATAGTGTAATGGCTCCGCTATATATCACGGAGCCACTTGTTTTTTAAAACGGTATTTCGTCATCAAAATCAGGAGCTTTTGTATTTTCTTCTTTTGCTGCCTGAGTTGATGTGTTGCCAAAAGGATGCTCTATCTCTGGCGATGATCCAGTGTCAATACCACTATAGCCTGGCACAGCAGAAAATGGATTAGCATCCTCTACTTCTTCAAGTCTTAACACTTGCACTGCACGAAGTCTTAAAGACACACCTGCTTCGCGCATATTATATGGCACGCATGTAACTGCTATATTTACCATGCTACCACTAGTGAGCAGGAAGTCATCCGGTAATAGCTTACCCTGAGCATCCCATTGATTTGGCTTCTTAGTAAGCTCACCGTTATAATTACCTTTCAGCTTTGCCTTCCCTGTGAAGAAACCATCACCATCATCTTTAAATGGATTTATTGGTGCCGCTGGCCATGAAGGATCTGCTTTTGCATTATATGCTTCGCACATTTTTTTCCATAAGTCGCGAGCTTGCTCTTTGCTTAAACGAAATGAAATATCATAAGCGGCTAATGGATCTAAGGGATCACAGGGCATAGATTTGCGCTCATTAGCGTCAAACTTATATGTGCGATTAATACGAGGCCAACGTGCCTCAACGTTTTCTATATTATGCTGCATGTATATTACTCCTTATCATCATGCTTCATCCACTCTGGCAAGCGGATTATGTTTATTTCTGGCCAATCAGTTGAATAAACTCCTTCCTTTTCTGCCTTGGCGATGCGCCTTAAAATGTTCATCATTTTCTCATGCGCAAATTGTAAAACTTCTTCATCAACCATATGAAGACATGTTGCATATGGCGAAACTTTTTCAGTAGCTGCAAAGCAAAAATATGCTACAGGTAAGCCTGCGAGCTGGCAGCAATGCCTATAAAATGCAGCCTGAAGATCATATTTATACTTCCATAATTGTGCTGGAAAGTCACGATCTCCTGGACCTGCATCAACAGTACTTTTTAAGTCCAAACAAACTTTTTTGCTTTTTACATAGCAATCAGGTCTAGTTTTAAGCTGCAGCCCAGTCTCAGGATCTTGTACAAAGATGCTTGCTTCAATCAATGCATCATCAGCATATATCAAATCAAATAGCTTTTGATTACTTAGAGCTTCTTCAGACATTGCTTTTGCTTTATAATAATCAACAGATGTCAGGAGTAATTTGCCAGCCGCATCAGCTTCTTCTTTAGCTTCTTTCCATCTTTTGCCGAGCCTGTTTTCAGGTCCACATATAATGCTTTTTTTATGAGGTTCTAAGCAAAGCTCATGAAATGCAGTACCTATATCAAATGCAGTTGTTTCTTTACGCTCGGCTCCCTTCCAATGTGCAAGTGATTTAGCTGCAGCTTTAACATCAGAAGAGCTAATTGCAGGTATATCCCTATATTCCTTATTTGTCATGTCTAGCTCAATCATGAGTTCATTATCTCCCTGCATATGTAGCAAAATCCTTCTAATGATAGATCAACGAGAAAATGACCATCATCTTCTGATCCATATACTTTAGCTATTGCTTCAAAGCTCACAACTGCCCTTGGTTTATAATTGTTATATTTATAAATAACGCAAGGCAATTTATTTGTGAGAAGAGCAGCTTTTTCTGATTGCTTCCACCACTCATCCTTGCAACCACGACCAGAAGCATATGCTTTTGCCTCTATAGAAAACGGAAAATCCGTATTATCTGCTATTAAGTCGCCTTCGGCAGCGGTACGATATTGCTCCAAATTACGAGAAAACTTGCATCCAAGCTCTAACTCTAAGATCTTAGCAAGCTTTCTTTCCCAATCCGCTCCTTTTGCACGACTATTAACCATGTTATTCTTCCATCACCTGTTTCAATGTTTCCTCCATATCCAGGAAGCTCGTCATCGCAATCATAGTGCTCATACGAAAATCCTTTTTAGTGCCTTTAGCTAAGGCATAAATTGTAGGATATGATATGCCAGTCTCCCTGGAAACTTCCTTTAAATTTCTATTGCAGAGCCTTCGTTTTATTTCATCAAGCGAATACAGTTGAATTTTCATCACATCTCCAATACTTTAACACCTAGTTTCTGAAGCAGCTCAAGACCATATGTGTCTCTATATTGCACTTTATAGAAAACCTTTTTAATTCCAGCAGCTGCTATCATTTTGGCGCAACTAGGGCATGGCGATAAAGAGCTATACAGATCGCATCCTTCTGTTGCTAATCCATATTTTGCACAGAATATTATTGCATTCTCTTCTGCATGCAATACTTCTGATATTGTATTGCCATCGCAATCTTCACAGCAATTATCATATCCTGGTGGAGTTCCATTATAGCCTGTAGCAATCACTCTGCCATTTTTAGCTATAATTGCTCCAACCTTGCTACGCTTGCAATATGACATATCAGCCCAAAGCTGAGCTGTTTTCATCAACGTAAAATCTTGACGCTTTCTCATGATGCATCACCTAATAAATGAAAGTGCCGAGGATATACGTGAAGTGAGCATGCATGCCAATAAATATCAGTTTGCTCTAGCTCATAGAATTTACGTAATACCTGGATGCAGCGGCTATAAACAGATTTGTGCCATGCAAGATCATTATTAAAACCATAAACGACGTCATTAGATCTCATGTTTACATGATATTCTAGCTTGCCCTTACGAATTAATAGCTGCACTGTATTTGTGCAAATGAAATCACTCATGCCATCTTTTCTTGCATCTTCATGCATTGTTGGCCTTGTATAAATCATCAATGCCTGTCGGCTAAACTGATCTTTTACAAGCTGCACTATAGCTTTTGCAAATTGATGGTTATTTTCTTCACTATAAATGCACCAACCATAGTTGCTATTAATAAAACCTTTTTTGCTAGCTACTTGCTTCCATATTGCAGGAATATTAGGCTCCAGGCCTGATATGTTAAGATCCTGTGATTTATACCAAGCAAGTTCACGATCAATATATTCAAGATTAGGAGTGCCAAATATTGCATCTTCGTCTGCAATAAATGATGCTCCTGTAATCTCTATGGTGCCATTTTCGCAAAATTGCTTATCCTGATACAGGCGGACAAAAGCCTTTCTAATGTCCGCCACGTTATTTCTGCAAAGATCATTCATCTTCACGGCTTTCGATATATTGCTCAAGCAAAGTTGCATAGCCAGCAATATCATGCGCATTATCTGCATAATAAGGATCACCAATGCACATGCGCGATATTTTGTGAAATATCATATGCAAGCATTCTTTATGAACATCGCTCAGCTTACCTTTAAAGGTATGAGATGTTACAACATCCATTAAAGCTTGCGTCATAACAGAGTTATCCTCAATGCTGCCGTATTTATTTCCACGTTGTTCAACCGTGCTTTCAATATTACTTTTCATCTTCTGCACGTCTCAATTCTGATAATGCAAAAGCAATAGCAATTGTTGCACGCTCACACTGATCTCGTGTAAGCTTTTCGCCCTTAGTTCTGCCGATGTCACGAAATATTGACTTAGGTGACGTGTTGCTTGTATCTTTGCGGCCAAGCATGAAATCCAGGGTTTCTTGTATTCTCATTGTATCCACTCCACTAAGTCTGATAAATCTGCGGGTTTAAAGTCATCACCTTTAACAAGATCGATCTTGAAAGATCCTCTTTTATTATTGGCGCCTAAGGTTTTCGTCATATTAGAATGCATCACACGCTTGAATGCATCTTCATATATTTCCGAAAAGCCCATACGTTCTGCAGTGCCTAATGCGAAGACAACTAGATCAACAAGTGCATCCAGTTCGTCTTCTCTACTTTGCGCTGATGTAAATTCGCTAAGCTCTTCTAGCATAGCTGCAATGCGAAACCTTCGCTCTTCATCAGTAAATTCTGGCAAATCAGTATGCGATATACCGAATTGCTCATGCATTTTACGTAACAAGTAAATCATGCTTTACTCTCCTATTATATTGTTATGCAGATCTTCTAAATTCTGCTTTGATTTTGATGAGAACAAATAAAGAGGATTACCTCCTGCTGGTCCATATTCCTGCAGCAAAGTGCAGCTGCAATCATACTTATCAGCAAATTTAATCACATCTGATCTCGACACTTCATGACTGATGTCAAGTTCCTTATGGTACATGAGTTGCTCCTTTTGTAACCATATTTGACGATTACCAAATAAAATATCAAGTGCAAATGCTTTTTTTGTTTGCAATGCTTTTATATTTACGGTATAAAGTATGTATAAAGAGGAGATAAACAAATGAACGATTCAGAAACACTTTTCGAGTCTTGGGTGGAATTTCTTAATAATCAAGGTCTTGATATTAATTTGTATCCAGAAGAAGCAATGGAAATTGATCTCACCGATGAACAACGTCAATCTGTACAAGCTTTTGTGCAAAAGTGGGAAGAAGTATAATGTCTGAGTATTTATGGCCAGTATCTGTTGACATGCTTGAAATTACAGATGAATTTAGGATTAACAAAGCTAACTATGTCGTTTGCACAGAACCTAAAGTCGGCAGAGATGTCACTAAATTTTCTGCCGCTAGACAAGTTGAGCCAAATGAACATGCTCCAACTGGTTGGGTCATTGAAGATGTAAAATTTAGCAATAGTACTCTAGTTAAATGGAAAAAAATATGAAACAAGTGCAAAAATTGCGTGATTTAATCCGCGACTTTGAGGAGAATTTAGGCATTGTAGGGGATATTATAGGAGCTCTGTCATTATTTGGCATCTTCTTCCTTTGCTTATTCTTTGTCGGAGTGTTTCAATGACTGAAGAGCAATATGCTATTGCCTGGATGCAATTAGCAAAGGAAGAACGCAAAAGAGCCATGCAAAGAGATGGTAAATTGCAGTTTTTGAAGCAAAATATGTCAATGGATTATCTTGCAGGCGGCCGAGATATGAAGCCTGAAACTAGGCAAATAATCGAAATGGCAAAACAAGGAAAGGAGCGCGAAACTATATTTAAAACAATGGCCTTTAAAGGCATGACTAAAAATTCTGTGCAAAGAGTATTGTCTAGGCACAAAGAAAAGTGGTTTCGTGAGGCCAGCCGAAGCTGACCCCATGAATATAAATCATATAAAAAAGGAAATCGAAATGGATAAAACAACTTCAACTGAATTTGTTATCACTCATATTACTGAAAGCGGAACTGCTTTTGGTGTCAGAACTGATAATGGTGAGAGCATACATATATCACCAAGATTATTAGAGCAAGCTAATGCTGATATAGATCACTTGTGCGATGGCATTGTTGTTCCTAATACTGTTGAGCTTCAACGAGAGCGCACTCCCTGGGTGGCAGTTTATGTACGGAAAACTTCTCATGCAATTAATATTTTAGAGCCGCATGCATTAAAACAGGCTCACCAATTAAAAAACACAAGCAATAATGAACGAACATGGCAGGATATAAGTCAGGAGGTTATTGCATTTTTGCAAAGTAAAGAAGTAACATATTGTGAAACTGCAGATATTAGCGAGGCAGTTAATATGGAAAGCCGCAAATTAAGTAACTTGCTAGAGCATATGCATAGTCAGGGTAAAATATGCAAGGCAGAAGTGCGACAAAAAGCAGATCAGGAGCGAGTATCTATGGCTCTGTGGTCTATTGATATTGGCGTGTACCAATGAGCAATTGTAAATCATGTGAAGGCACAGGCCTGATAGAGCGCACTAGTTTCAATCAAGATGCTGAAAAAGCTTCGTGGACTTCCTGGACGGAACCATGTGAATATTGCTCAGATGAGGATGATTATGATTGGCGTGTGGAGGAAGACCGATGACAAAAACAACATGGATTGCGTTGATGGTATTTTCATCGCCATATGAATGCGCAGACTTTATCGAAAAGTACAAAGCCAATTTATATGGCCCTGTGCAATGCGTCATTCAGCATGAAGAAACAGACACCCTGCGCCCCAAGCGCAAGCCACTACAGGAGAATAACAATGGCTAAATGGGATTTATCTAAGATAGAAAACTGCTCAACAGTTGGGTCTGATATTGATGAAGATGATACAACGCCAGATCAACCGACACCACTTATGATCGTGCGATCTATTAATAGGAAAGCTGACATAATAAGAATGGATGCCGCGCGTAAACCAGAACGTAATACAATGAAGCAACGCGCTGAGGAAATAATGTCATTATGTAAGATGCTGGAAAGGAGGATGCACAATGGTTGAGCAAATAACCCCTCTTGATCGCATGAAAGAAATGGCGGCCATAGAAAACGCACGCATGCATCGCCGCATGATTGGTCGTGATGATATGCATGCTTACATGCATAAGCCTTGGCCAATGGAGCATCTTAGAAAAGCAATAGCAGAATGCCTTGAGAAACATGGCGAGTTATCGATTGGCGACTTATGTAGTATGATTAAGCAAGATGTTTGTCATATAGATGTTGGCGTGAAATCCATGAGAGAGCGTAAGACTATTATACGCACTGGCAAGATTGAAGGTCAATCTTTGTATCGCTTAAGACTTAAAGGCGAGTTTATTTAGGTGATAAAATATGACCTATAAAGCAGTTGGCATTCATGTTTTTGCTGGATTATTTACTGAGGGCGTAAAAGAGCATTTTGAAGTGCCTGCAGTTATTAATGATGGCTATGGGGATAACATACATATCGCCAACCATCCAGAAGCTAAACTTTTTAAAAGTGCAGAATTTAATCCAGAAGAGTTTGACAATATTGACTTTGTATATTCTCAACCTCCATGCGCTCCATGGTCTGTGTCAGGGAACAAAAAGGGATTATATGATCCTCGCATAAGCATGACAAGTGATGCGGCTAAAATTGGCTTAAGCCTAAAACCTAGATTTTTTGCGCTTGAAAGCGTTGTTCCCGCTTTTACAAAAGGAAGAGCCTATTATGATAAGCTTGGTGATTTATGGCGTGAATGTGGTTATAATGTCACGCACATGCTCATTAATGGTATTTACTCTGGAACACCACAAATAAGGCATAGATATTTATTTATCGCACATCAGGGAAACTTAGATTTCCCTGATTTTACTAAACCAAAAACAGTAAATGAAAGCTTTATTGATATTAAACCAGGAGGATATGAGATTTGCGGACCTGGAGTTAAAAATACACTTGATAAATTTGGCTACAAAGAAATACCACAGGGGACCAATTTATTTAAGTGGTTTACTAGAATAAACAAAAACCCTCAATACAAACCTAATGGACACATGCTTGACAGGCCTTCTAGATCGTCAATTAGGTTAAATGGATTTAAGCCAGCCCCTGTGTTTTTTGGTGATTACTCGTGGCTTCACCCTACCGAGGATAGACCAATCACAATGAATGAACTTAAAGCGTTATGTGGTCTTCGCCAAGATTATAACTTATTAAATGAGGGTAGAGCAGCAGCGCAAGTGTTGTTAGGCAAATCAGTAATGCCAAAAACAGGTGCTTGGATAGCTAAGATGGCAAAGAAAACAATTAACAATAAGACGAACATTATTCATCCTCAAGTAATAGATTTGCGCCATGGTGAGTTTGAACCATTAATGATTTGAGAAATATTATAAAAATACCGCCTACTAAGTTATTAGTTTTGCGGTATTTAACATTGTGGCCAACAGCAATGACATCGGACGTGCAGGCGAGTTTCTCGTGGCAGCCGAATTGGAACAGCGTGGAATACGCTGCCATAGGGTAGATTTAAAAGGTGACGATCTTTGGGTTAAGTCTGCCCTGGGTAAATTATTTACACTTCAAGTTAAAACTACAATAAAAGCCCGTCAGGATCGTGGACGTCCATTTAGCTACTCATTCACACGTGTTAGCGGTAATGCGCAGATATTTGCTTATGTAGCCTTAGACCTACGTCTGTTTATTCTACGAAATCCACCAACAGGCAAAACTGTTCGAATAAAGCCTTTTGAGTTTACTCATCAGGCTATGGAAAACAGTGTAAGTAAAATGATTTGCTAAATCATTAATTCAAAATGAGGGCCATCTATAAATGGCCTTCTGCCCTGACTTCTTCGCAGATCCACATATTCAGTCATAGCATCTTCCATAGATCTGCCCTGTGCTTTCCATGTGCCGATGCAGTCTATCTGCCATGCTGCACCCCAACGTACTTTAATACCAAGTGAATTAGCAGCTTCAGCCATTGCATCAGCCAGATCATCATAAAGGTTAAGCTCCCATGATCCCCTGCCTGAAATATAAGCCATTATATCGACTGCAAGGCCATCAAGATGCTTGCTTTTCATAGTTTGGCTGGCACCTTTTGCAACTAATGCTTTTTGCATTTCTACGGTGCGGATTCCCTGGACGACTCCAAAGTCAGTCTTAGTTAAATTAATCGCCATCTTAACGACTGCAACCATGCGCGTATCAACGCCTTCCAACCGATCAAGGCTGCGCTGAGATAGTTTAAACGTCATTTGCTTCCCCTAAAGAACTTTGTTGCAGATCTTACACCAAAGCTTGCTGCAACTATAACACCTAAAGTATATTGATACCAATCAGGCATTGCTTCCAGGGCGGTAAATCCTTCCTGTACAGATTTTCTACCCCATTCACCGCAGAACGAAAGCACAAGTGGCACAGAAAACAAAGCCACAAGCCATTCATCCTTAAAGCTGTTCTGCGAGCCTTCAGCCATGATGCGCTCCCAATCGGCAACGCTCGTTTTCTCAGACAGCATGATTTTAGCTTTCGCCTCTGCCTCAGTCAGCTTAAGTTTAGCCGCTGCTGCATTTTTATCAGCTTTGCCTTGCAGCCATGATCCAGCAAGGTTTGCTATTGGCGCTATAAATTGCATCATTTCTCAGACCCTAACCACACTGCAAATGCGCCAGTCATAGCGCCACTAACAACGCTAATAAGCGCACTCTGTTGCGTACTTAGATCAGGCTGCTGAAGCGCCCATTCTATGCAGCGTATATACATTACCGTCATAACCAGCATCATAAGACGCGGCATAAGCTTGTATTTCAGGATCTTCTCAAAGGTATTAGCCATGTTAAACCTCTATGTTAATGTTGGTGCCTTGCGGCCTGTCAGCAGTGGTCTTAGCGCCAAACCTATCATAAGCCTTGCCTAAGTCAAACTTTTGCTCTCTAAGCGCTTCCAGATGCGTGTGGTTCGCCCTATGCTCCTTAGTCACCCTTTGCTCTACTAGATGCGCCTCTATGCGCTCACGCGTCTGCGTTTGCTGGTGTATGTCGCTGCCTACGTTAAACGGGGCGCTGCCTATCCCTGATACACCGTCAGCCATTTACCACCACCCAGCGCCCAAACCAGTCAACCAAGTGCCACCGACTATGATAGCTGCCAGCATCACAAGCAGTAATATCAACAGTAGCATTTCAAAGAATGCCGCTTTGCGCTCCTGCTGACGATATAGCGTCTCTTCACGCTCTTTCTTAATCTTGCGCCGTAGCTCCACCATTTCGCGCCAAGTGCCATAGCCAAATCTATTATTTAGCAACTGCTGTAAGTCTTTTTCCTGCTCAGCCAGCTTTTTCTGGTGGATGATGATTTGAAGCGCTTCTTGCTCCACAGACCCTGATGAAAAAAGCTTAGTGAAGATTGGCGGGTTTTTACGCTGCTGCTCTGCGCGGCCCAGATCCGCTGCTGCGCCATACCATTTGCCTAGCTGACCAGCCACGTCTTCTAGCTCACGCCCAGCGTAAACCAGCTTTTTCACCATATTATAGGCTTGTGTTGCCCCAGCAATGGCTGTGATTGGATCTATCATCAGGCACCTTTGCCCACCTTTGCGGCTGGTGGACACTTAAAGTTATACGGTATTCTTATAACATATGGGTAGTGATAATAAAATCCTGTTGGACATCTGTATATACAAGCGTTATACAGCACATGACCCTCTACAATAACGCCAACCGCTATACCGGCCAGCGCACAGATCATCTTTCCATCAACCTATCTATTTTTTCTTCTATGCGATCAAAGCGAGAGACAATCTGAGATAATACAGCAGAGCTATCAGTTTTTGTGACATATTCCCGCGCCATTTCTTCGCGGGTTTTGTTTAGCAATATGCTAATTCGCTGAACTTCAGCATATGCACTGCGAAGCAGCCATCCCATTAAGCCTAAACCAGCAGTTAGCGCAATGCTCCACAGTGCATCAATTTCCATTAGCTTATGCTCTCCAAATGCGCTTTCAGATCAGCAAAGAAAGCATCACGCCCTCTTTGTATTTCTATCACGTTTAGTTTAGCAGCATTTAGCTTACTATCCAATCGACTAATATGATTTATGCAAACTTTTGCCTCATCAGATAGTTGATCTTCAGTGTATTCCACATCGTCAATCGTAATGACCTTTTTCTCTTCAGTCATATTGATCTCCTTTCTAGGTTATGACCAAGGCACTCCCGCCTCAGTCGTTGGATTAGCTATCGCATCAATCTTAGAAGCAATAGCAGCTTCAGTATCCTCTTTGGATACATGACCCCACACCCAGCCCTGAGCTTGAGACTCAGTAATATCTGCATAAGGTGTAAAGTCAGGCGCAGAGGCATCGTAGGTTAAGCCACAAGTGCCATATGAGCTTGCTGAGTTGCCATCGTCATCAACGCCTGTGCAGCGCCAGTGAGCAATGTAAACGCCACCGTCAGCGATTTCGTGTTCCAATGTTGGAATAGTCCAAGTGTAAGTAATAGCCATTGTTATTCTCCTTGTGCTGCTAAGTGTGCAGCATAGGCTGCTTTTACTGCGTCTGTGTGTACTACTGCACAAATGGCTTTTACCTCAGTGCTTTCACCTGTGATGTCTGCATCTGGTGCAACGACATAACGGCTGAAGGATCGGCTGATCTCTACATCGTCACGCTTGATGACCACGGCGGAGCGAACCTGAACGTGCTTGAAGTCACCTACGATCTCTATTTTGTCTTGTACTGTTTCTTCTGTTAGTGCCATCGTTTATCTCCTTTATGGCTTGGACTGACTACCCTGTAATCCAACAGGGGTGGTTATGCTGCTATATAAATAAAAGTTCCAATTATGTATTTTCCTGCAACAGAGGTGCTAAAAGATAGGGCAGTGCCACCTGAATGGTAAACTGCAAATCGATCAGTCCCTGGA